ATCAACCGATGCGTGTAAAGTAGCACCCCTGTAAAGTACGCGGGGTACTCTGTAAAGTACGGGTGCCATCTTGTAAAGTACGCAGGGTGTAAAGTAGCACCCGTGTAAAGTGTAAGGTACACCCCCCCGGTTTGTAAAGTAGCACGGTCCATTTGTAAAGTAGACTACGTAAAGTAAAGTGGCCCCCCTATATACTTCGGAGATATTGACCATGGCCAAACGTAAAGTAGACGCAGTGTTTCCGATTGTCGAAGTGACGTGGGTAGACGCCGAAGAGATTGGCGACATAGGGTGGAACGTACGCTCAGATATACTGAGAGCAGCGAAGAAACCCTGTCCTACCATGCGTACGGTAGGCTACTGTGTGTACCACGGTGACTCACATATAAGCGTAGTGAATACTCTCGGTACCTCTGAGAGTTCTCGGTTAGATAAAATCCCTACGGCATTTCTGTTAGAGGTAAAATATCTCACAGGCGAGCGAGATGGGGCGTAAGTTTAGTCCCACTTTCCCTCTGATATTTCCTACCATTTACTTCCCGTACCCGTAAAGCGGCATACCTACCCAATTCCGTCCACAATCTATACAAAAACACCCCCGGCGTGGTCTATACCGAGGGTGTCTTGGTCTATTTGATTCTATCAGTTACGCCACAGACTCTTACCCAGCGAAGGGCTTCTTACTATTGATTATAGATTTGGCTCTTCTAATTGCATCTGCTACTGGCGTCTTCCCTCTTGCTCCAGCAACTACCGCATCAGTTGCTCTGTCCTTGACCTGATCCGGCGATGCCCTTCTTACATTTGGATGGCGAGACTCTATTGGAGTAAGCTTCCGGTTCCGCTGCGTTCTGAGGGCTGAGTTCCCGCCGTGAACTACTCCACCTATACGTTCAGTTCGGGTTGCTGCCGTATGAAGTGGATTGTTATTAAGTTTTATACCTGCCGCTTGGGCAATGGTACCTGCCCTTGTAGCGGCTTTTCTCTCACCTTGAAGTTTCCTTGCCATTCTCTTAACTCCCAACGAACCTTCATCGAGTACTGGTCCATCATGCTCTACGTGGCTTCTGAGTTGAAGATCGTTTAGTCTTCTCTGCTTGGTACTACTTGGATTTCTACCTGTTCTACTCGTCATGGCCTTTTTAGCATATCTCTCACGCTCTGCATCTGTGGAAGGTAGTTTCACATTCGCAACCGTGGCACGAGTTGGCTTGAGTCTGCGTGCTGCATCCCTTGCCTGGCTGGGTGTAAGTTTATCATAAGTCTCGGTCATACCGGGAATCCTTGATCCTCCACGCTTTCTGATATCATCCATGTAGTCCCTCCTGGCATTTTCCCCTGCTCTGATACCCCTGAATTGTTTCACGGATGCGGTTCTTCTATCACCAGTGTCTGAACTAGATCTGCTTGCCTGATCCTTAGCCTTTGCGTACGCTTGATTTGGATCAAGTCCTCTCTTTCGATGCTGGTTGTAGTAGTATCCGAGTGTGCCGATCTTCGCACTACTAAATTTACGATCCATTGCCTCATTTAGTGTGACGGTAAACGTGTTGAGTTCAGCAATGGCAGTCAGTACGTCATCTCCTGAGATACTATCCATTGATTCTGTGAGATCTGCTTGGAAGTACATGGAGAAGTACTCAGAGATGAGTGACTCTACATCATTCTCTACTGAGTCGGAAATTGGTTTCGGTGGTACTTGTTTCTTTGCTGCTTCCCTTGCACCACGAACATCACCATCCTTCAGGAGTTTCTCAATCTTTCTTCTTTGTTCCCGCGTCAGAGGCTTTTTGACCCCTGCCATCTTGAACAAAGACTTGACACCTTCCGTCATCAATTTCTTGTGGTTCTTGATGGCGTATGCGTCTGCTTCCTTCTTGTTGTCAAACTCCTTGACAATCTTGCCGTCCTTGTTGTAGACGCAGAAGTTGCCGTTCTTCTTCTTCTTAACGTGATCGGTTGGGTCCATCTTCTCGGCAAGATCTTCACCGTCAGACGCATGGTGTGCATGTTCCATGTGGCCTGCTTCGGCAAGAATATTCATATTGGCAGTGGGTACATTCTTCTCGATACCGTGCTCGAACATGACATCGTACCAGTCGATGTGTCCGTTCTCATCAGGAGCGGCGTGCTGGGAGTGAATAGGCTTACCTTGCCCCCACTCTGCATGTTCAACGTGAGTGGCACACATATGAGTACCCTTGGGGTATTCCTTGCCGTGCAGTTTGGTGATCTTCTTGCCTTTCTTCATCATGCTCTCCTGTCTAGGTTTTTGCCGATTGGCGGTGGTTTTTGATACTTTCTTGCTACTGTTCCGAGTCTACGAATCTCTGCGGGATCCTTCATCGATGACTTGAGGCCAATCTTGGCGAGAACCCGTTTTATGATATTCATACTCATGCAGTATATAGAAAAGAGTGGTCCCCCCACCACAAGGGGACCACTCGCTAACTTCCTGACTCTACGCTGGTTCTATCGAGCAGTTGCCTCGACGAACCGATTGACGAGGTTACGTGACATACCTCGTGACTTCATACCCTTGACGAACGCAGTTCGCAACTTGGCATGGGACTGAGCGGAGTCTGGAAGGTTGATGTCAGTCTCTGGGGTGGAGTTTGCGTCGATGATATACGCTTCATCGAAGTACTTGCTGTACAAACCATTGGCGAGGTAGTATCGATCCTTCTTCCATGAGGAACGAATGTTCTTCTCCTCATCGGGTTGCATGTTGTACTGGTCTACCCAACTACCGTAGACACCACGAACAGCATTCTTGGAGGTGGAGAGGTACATACCGATGAGCGTGGTGCCAGTCGTTTCCTTGAGTGACTTGAGCAGGAGACAAGTCGAGTCGATGCTGCGATCTTCGTGGCGACGTGCGCCGTAGGAGACGCGAGTGATCGGGTTGACGATCACACCGTTGAATCGCTGGCATCCACATCCATCACTGAGCAGGACGGTGTTGACGATCTGAAGGTTGTACTGCTGTCGAAACTTCGGCACGATCCAGTGCAGTGCTGTCAGAGTCTCCTCCAGAGGAGTACCACCGAGAGTGAGTGTAGGATGGATCGTAGTGACGGGATCCGAACTCTTGTAACTACTTCCCTCGTTGGATGCCACCGAGAAGAGTACGCGGCACGCGGTCGCAAACTCTCGCTGGTTCATCGAAGAAGAGAGGAAGTTGAGCATACGGAGATCGGCGAAGTTGTTGTCCTTAGCATCACCCTCCCATGCGTAATGGTCGTTGTTCTTGAGATTACCTTGGTCGTCCCACTCCATGCGGACACCAGTGCGATCCGAGAACGCATAGAGATCGAACGGGATACCCACCTTGCGGCAGAACATTGCAAGAGTGATCGACTGCTTGATGGTGGCGACGAGATTGTCGTGCATGCTACCACTCCAGTCAACGACGATGACGAACCCGTGGTTCTTACCATCACGAACAGTGGTGTTCTTGGCGAAGATGTCTTCGCTCCAGCGATAGTTGATCATCTTGACGGGATCAAGGCGTCCAGTCTTGGATGTCATCGTACGCTTGTGCTGGTCTGCTGCCTTACGCATCTCGAACTGCTTGGCAAGGTAGTTGACGGTGGACTTCTCGGATGACATGAACTCATCACACTTGGTGTACTGCTGTACAAGAATCTCGTTTCGCTGTCGAATCTGTGAATCCATCATGCGAGTTCGTTCGCCATTCCAATTGTGATGGTACGTACTGTCCTCGTGACTCTCACGAATGGACTTGGCAGTGACGATCATCTTGTCGATAATCGGAGTGGGCATGGTATCGACATCTTCGGAGTCATAACCGTAACTCTTCTCGACGAGTCCCGTATCCATTGCGTCCTGAGTGTTGATCTCGGGCTTCTTCTTGGTGGGTTCCTTGGTTCCGATGTCCGAACCAGACTCGCCACCACTGGAGTCGGGAGAGGATGCACCAGCATCACCTTCCTGATCGTTATCACCATCGTCACCCTGATTGCGATCACCAGAACCAGACCCAGAATCTCCTGATTCGTCGGAGTCGTTCGTCTCGTTGGACTTACCGGAGGACTGTCCATTACCAGTACCGGAGGCAGAACCTGCGGGCGTTGGTGCATCAGGAGATTCTTCCTTCGACTGCTGATCCATCTCGTACTCGTACAGATCACGAGAGATCTCAACAACATCGTCCCAAGTCTTGGCGGCCGCGATTCGATCGCGGAACCAGATCTCGGTGTCGTTCTCGAAAGGAATCTGAAGAATGCCAAGGATACCCAACTTGAAGTGCAGGTTGAGACGATCAAGGAATCCCATCTCGGAGACACCACCACGTTCACCGATCTCGAAGAGATCAATGTCATGCAGGTACTTGTACCCAGCGGCGAAGTCCCTCTTGAGGCCGGGGTACTTGGACTTGACGAGTCGTTCGATGCGTGCATCCTCAACCACGTTCAGAATACCCATGACGTTAGCAGGGGCATCGGCGTCGATGTCCACACAAGCCTGAAGGCAACCGGACTCTTCGTGGATGCTGCTGTCGGTCCACAGTGCATGGGCGACTTCATGTCCGACGAGCATGTCGTAGACCTCGTCGGACATGTTCTTCCAACGGGGAAGGGTGAGGATACGATCGACAACATCGAAGGATGCAGTCTGTGCATGGCGGCAGTGTCGCACAACGATGTTCTCGGTAGCGAGGAGTCGAGCGAATGCGGAGATTGAATTGTCGTGGTGGGTTTCGTTCATGCGTATATTGTACCACATCCACACCCAACGTCAACCCCCTTCGTCCATATTGTGGACAAATTGTGGTTATCGGAACTATCAACGCTAACCCCCACTGCCACCTAGACTTACGACCACAGGGGATCTTTTTGAGAAATATACCCCAAATACTGGTCCTAGCCCTTGTATTAGGTCTGAGGTGTGGTAAAATATACGCATGACAGAAACGAACCACAACAACGGAGACACCACCATGTCCATCAGTTCCAAGCAGCAGTCCTTCATCGACGCAATGGCAAACACTGGAACCGCCATCGCAGACTCTTACTCCCGCTCCGATCTCAACGAGATCGCCAACAGCATCGGAATGAAGTACGCTCCTGCGTGGATCGTACAGGACTCCTCTCGCCGAGCCGATCGTGGGTTCTTCCGTGTCCCTGAGTACGCTGGTGGTGCTGCTCCCGTCGCTGCTGCTCCCGTCGCTGCTGCTCCCGTCGCTGCTCCGATCGGTGATCCGACTCCTGCTCCCGTCATGAACACCATCATGGGCATGACTGCTGGTGAGCGTACCAGTCTGGTGCCTGATCGCATGAAGGACTACGTTTCGTGGGGACACTCCAAGAACGTGGAGCAGATCATCTCCGCCAACCTGTTCGCTCCCATCTTCATTACTGGTATGTCTGGTAACGGTAAGACCACGATGATCGAACAGGCATGTGCTAAGACGAAGCGAGAATGCTTCCGTGTCAACATCACCTCCGAAACCGACGAGGACGATCTGGTGGGTGGTTTCCGACTCGTCGCTGGTGAGACGAAGTTCGTCTACGGACCCGTCGTCGAAGCGATGCAGCGTGGTGCTGTTCTCCTCCTCGACGAGATCGATCTCGGTTCGTCCAAGATCATGTGTCTTCAGCCGGTGCTGGAAGGTAAGGGTATCCTCATCAAGAAGACTGGTGAGTGGATCACTCCTGCCAAGGGATTCACCGTCGTGGCCACTGCCAACACCAAGGGTAAGGGTGACAGCGATGGACGTTTCATCGGCACCAATGTCCTCAACGAAGCGTTCCTCGATCGTTTCGACTGGACGATGGAGCAGGAGTACGCAACCCGTGCAGTCGAGAAGCGTATCCTCATCAAGAAGATGGAGAAGTTCGGACATGTCGATTCCGACTTCGCCGAACACCTGACCTCGTGGGCGGAGATCACTCGCAAGGCATTCACCGAGGGTGCGATCGACGAGATCATCACCACTCGCCGTCTGGAGAACATCTGCAAGGCGTTCTCGATCTTCAAGGATCGTGCCACTTCCATCGATCTCGCACTCGCTCGATTCGACGACGAGACGCAGGAAGCGTTCCGCAACCTCTACGACAAGGTGGACGAGAGTATGTCCACCTCGACGGAAGAGGAGGGAAACCAGAACGTCCCTTTTGACCCAACGTCCATTCAGGACAATGACGTTCTCGATCTCAATGTCTCATTCGAGAAGAAGGATGAAGTAAAGCCTCACGGCGCACAGTGGGATCCCGGTATCAAGTCGTGGACCGTGAGAGGATCAATCTACAAGAAGAACACGGAGTTCTTCGACAACTACGAACCCAAGAAGCGTGCGTCGATCAGTGACTACGCCCTCAACGCCTGAAAGTACAAGGATTATTACTATGAATGACAAGACCTACAACAACCTCAAGTCCAAGCAGCAACTCTTTATTCAGTGTCTCTACGACGGTATGATTCGTGAAGCCGAAGATAATGGAGAACAACTCTCAATCATGGATTCTTATCCGCGATCATGGCTCAAGATGATGTCAGCGAAGTATTGTGAAATGACATGGGCGCCTGCGTGGGTTGTCAAGGACAAGTCCCGTCAAGGGGATAAGGGATCATACTCCTTGCCAGAACTCACGGATTATCATAACCAGCGTATGCAGGACGAACTTCCTGCTGACGATGGCGAAACCATGATCATCGGCACCGAAGTGGTGGCTGTATGATATACACGATCACATACGAGATGGATTCCGATCCATCTGAAACCTACACTTGGAGTGGCGAAGGCGTTGCAATCGGAGAAGCCCTCTATAACTTCTACAATCGAATATTCGATGATGAATCCAACTACGAGACCCCCGTTGTCATCAATATTGTAGAGGAGGATGCATGAAGTACGAAAAGAAGAACTACGTTATTGGGTATCCCAAGTCGGGTTGTACGAAGGATCAGGGCCTCATGGTCGTCGATGCCATTCGATGGTTCCTGAACCGATACAACATGCAACTGAACGACTTCGATGGTGAACATGAGAACATCGGTATCACCACGAACACAATGCAGTACAAGGATCTCAAGTGTTACGGACAATGCTACGAGTGGGAGCATAGCGACGATGTGGATTATGTGATTGACATTGCAGTCGATCAATCAGTACGCGATATGCTCGCTACGATCTTCCACGAATGCGTTCATCTCTGGCAGTGGGAACGCGGAACGTGGAAGGGTGAGGGTGAACGAGAGGCGGAAAAACTGCAATACGAACTGGCCGATGAATACTGGAGATGCGGCAATGTCTGATATGACCAAAGAAGAAGCAATCGAGAAGGCACGGGTAAAGTGCAAGAATCTGTATTGGGAAAAGGAGACTTTCTTCTCCAATCTCTACGATGAATGCGAAGAACTCGAATATGGTGATCTCGACGAATGGACGGTGGATGGCTGATGGAAGATCGATATGAATCGTCGGAACTCCAGCGTGACCGTGACGAAAAAGTGAAGCAGGAGAAGAAAGAGAACCCGCCGAAGTGAAGTGTTCGACGGGCCCTCTAGACGGGGTACACACCCTAATTTCTCTGCAACCGGCTCCGTACTATCAACGCGGCGCCGGTTGTTTATTATACTTTACCAGGCTCAGGACCCAATCCGAGTCGTTTTCTAGTACGAGCCGCACGGAGTTTGTCGACCTCGTACGTATTATCCATTCTCTTCGCGTTTTTGTCGATTTTGAGTTGTTGAGCAAATGCCGACGCCCGATCCTTGAAAGATAATCCAGTATTATCAACTGTTTGCTGTAATTCTTTCGTCTTGTTCATCATTTCATGCGGTTTGACCGATGAGGAAGTGGGTCTTAATCTTATTCCTCGGGCCTCTCTATCCATATTTCCTAAAGATCTTTTATGGTAATATTCTACCCCGGTGCTGAACGATTTGTCCCCTTGTCGGTCCAAACTCTTCCGGGCCCTCTCACGTTTTGTAGGATCAGAAAGTTGTGTGGTTCTGCCTTTAGTAACTGCCAACATTCTTTGGACTCTGTTGACAGCCTCTTTAATAAGATTTTTACGTTCTGTGTTCATTTAATGATCTCCGCTGTATCATATATATTGAAAAGGAATTCCAATGGTAGCAGGAAGACATGACATCATAGCAGATCAAGGCTCGACGTTTAAGTTTTTTGCCGAATATCAAACAGAAGGGGCGACGGCCGTATCTCTTCGTGGTTATACTGCACAAATGCAGGTAAGAAGATACTCAGGCGATGACGAACTTCTCCTATCAATATCAGGAGGAACTTATGGCGGTGGAGTCACTGGTGGCGGATCTACTGGACACTTCTACATCACCGCAGGTGTTGCTGGAACTGGCGGTATAACAACGAATGGCGGAGACGGAGGATCTGGTGGTTACACTGGTGGTATATTCATTTTCGTCAATAGTGAAACCATGAAAAATGTTCCTGCCGGTAGACACCTTTATGATCTAGAACTTATCAAAGGATCTGAGGTTACTAGAATATTAGATGGTCGATTTGAAGTAAACGATGAGGTTACACGATGAAAAGATTGAAGATAAATACCTTCGGTCAAGCACCACATAAAGTGGTAAGAATTACAAATGGTGTTGCCATAAGGAAACCAAAAGCGGTTTCTGTAGTGAAGCACACGAATTAATAAATAGAAATAGCAATAACTCGGAGAGCTAAAAATGAATCCCAAATGGTTAAATTTTCGTAACGTGAATGGTATCCCATATTACATGAATGAAGAAGGTAATTGGGTAAGCCAGTTTAACGGTAATATCCTAACAGAACAAGAACTTACCAACATCCAGTCTCAGGGTATGATGTATATGGATGATGGTTGGGATGCTCCGCAGTCAGTTGTATTCAGTGTTGCTGGTATAACGAAGGGATGCCTGCACGCGGAGGGTGTCGGGGTTCCTGCTCGACCAGCAAATCACTTTAAAGACTACAACACAATCACAATTGAATGCTACGGACCTGGTGGCTCGGGTGGTCGTGCAGCAGGCGCACAAGCAGGACTTGCTGGTGGAGCGAGCAAATCTGGGATTACTCACGGAATGGGTGGCGGTGGTGCCGGTGGATATGTCAGAAGAGACTTCCCATTCAACCGAGGTGTAGCAGGATCATCTGGTGGTGTTGACTACAACCTCACTACTGTATTCGTTGAGGCAGACGTTGCAAAATCAACCAACACGGATGCTGGTATCTTGGGAATCACCGCTCACAAGGGAACAGTTGCTGCTGGAACCACAGGTGGTGTTGGTGGAACTGGCGCATTCGCTGCTACTGGATTGACTGGTAACCCATTCACACAACCTGGCCTTGCTGGAGAAAACGGTGTCGTCACCCGAGGTGGTGATGGAGGTCGTGCCGCACCAAATCTGGATGGTAATCCTGCTGGTGGACCAGGAATTGGTGGATCATTAACTCTCGTACCAAGTCACTCAGGACTAACACCCGGTGCTGGTGGTGGTGGTGCGATGGTTGCGCCAGGAGCAACTAACGGCATGAATACCGCTGGCGGTTATCTCGGAGTGATGGGAACCACGCTAGAAGGAAGAGCATCTGCTGGTCTGGTTAGGATTTCCTACAGATTCGAAAAAGCAGATAATGACTACAATTGATCTAAAAAATTAAAGATATGAAAAAACCCTCCCGCTTAAGCGGGAGGGTTTTTCTTTTGTACTCGTTTAACTACTCAGCGAAATTAATAGTAATAGGATATTGATCATTTATCGAAATGTCATCATGTGGATAGGCAATATTTGGTCTCATTTCCAATACATCACCTGCATTTACATTTCTAACATTTAATGATACAAATCCAGAAGTTGTACTACTTGAACCTTCATCGAAACTTACGGGCCCGGACGGGGGATTGAACGTTCTAAGATTCAACATTAGTGGTTTGAACTCAGTCGTTTCAAAATCAAAATCATTTGTCTTATAACTGAATTGGTAACCAAGAGAAGGAGCATACTCCTCGCCGTCTAGTGGGGAAATTCTTGTTCTAAGAATGACAGGATCAGTGCTAGTCTCATCAAAACCAAGTTCCTCAAGAGAAACGATAATAGTCGAATTGTTATCTCCATCGACCGTTACTTGATCAGTGAACCATTCCGCAAACGGAGAGATTTCGTCCTCCCTGAATAACCCAATTTTATAACCTCGTGATAGAGGTTTAGATGATGATCTTAAGTCGGAAATCAGATATTCCTTCTCTACCGCATCCTTTAGGCCTGATACTCTAACTCTCAATACTAATTGATCACCTGCTTGAAGTTCACCTATTTCAGTATCAAAGGGACTGCCGGAATTTAAGTTTTGATAATCTTCATACCACGCATTAGAAGGATCAGAATCTTTCCAAGACAATGCAGAGTAGTCAATGGGAAGACTTGCAATACCCTCGTAAGATAGACTATTTGCCTCGGTAATGTAGCGGCCGATCTCGGTGCCGCCGGGGTTCTCACCATCCACTTCTCCGTCACCAATATGAAGTGCCGCGGAATCATCTACAGGAATATTAATGCCTACAGTGCCGGCGAACGGGCTAAAGCCTTGTTGTCCAATGCTGAAGTTATTCGCCGGGGCCGGAGATCTGGTATACAATCCACATTTTCCTACGAAAGGAGAGGTAAACATATCAATTACGTTTCCAGAGTCTACAGTATAATCAACAAATCTCCCTGACATCGTAGCACGAGCGAAACCAGCGGTTTTTAGTTCTCTGGATTCTATCAGATAGTACATAGATCCGCCGACGTTATTGTAGATTCTTGCATTCGAAGTTATAAACGAACCAGAGTATGCATTAAGTAAATCAGCACTATATAGAGATTTTAATGTTGCCCTCACCCTTTCTACGGGTTCCGTCGCTATTTGATACGTTATCATTCTGCTCGTTGCAAATGGATCTTTCATTGTAGAAGGATCTGCTGAACCATTATATTCAGCAAGACTTACATTATCTACAGCATCAGTTTCGGTACCTACAGAAGGCCAACGAACACACGGAGCATTAACACCTGTACCTATGGGGTAAATTGCTGCTCCGTGAGGTCCATTTTTCATCTGCCATTCAGGTGATGTCTGATTATGGAGTCCAACTCTAGTATCATATTTAAATGATCGGGTAGAGTCTATCACGGCACCGGTTTCGCTATATGGCCGATTGAATGTATCAGCTGATGATAACTCATTCAGTGGGTATGATTTGGGAGCACTGTTCGTTTCGGAAGAGGGAGTTGTCCAACATACAGTACTTACTAAGAAAGGAAGAATATCCTGTCCTGTTTTATAGTCAGAACCATTGAACGCTAGGGCCCCTAATTTATGACTATGATGCTTATTTTGATTAAACATCGGGTAATTGAAGTATGTTGTTTCTTCTCCACTGGTTCTTTTTATCAGGACCTGTACAGTTCTTTTGTGTGGCGGTATAGGAGCGACCGTAGCTCTAGTTTGATTCTTCAGAGTATAACTTAAAATATTATTCCACTGAATAAAAGAATCATTTCCGAGATACAAATCTCTGCTGTTTGCCGGTTCTCCACCATAAGGAGTTCCTCTGATATAGTCAATGTAAGGAGCAGCGACTAGAGTTTCTTTTTCGTTAAAGACTCTATCATCAATACCATCTCCATTATCATCTATAGGCGTCTGTCCAGACTCCTGATCGCCGATATAACCTTCGGTGCTGATTGCATAACCTTTTCCTACAGATATTAATCCCATAGAAGATCTTCTGTCAAATTCTAGAGCAGGGTAATCAAGACTAGCGTTTGCAAGATTCTTACTTTCATAAAAAGATTGAATATCAGCAGAAATTCCAATTGATACTTGAGATGCATTACCAACAACCGAAGCAATTTTTTCTGTCTTATTATTCCATGGCTGCTGAACAGAACACTCATAAGTTTCGAATGAACTTTGCGAAGGAAGTATTGTTTCATTCGTTGTAGTTTTCTTCGAGATGTCATAAGTTTTTATAGTCTGGGACAAATCAACATATTTCAGGGAAGATCCCCATATCTGATTAATTTCTCCGAATGGATTAGTATTTTTCTCTAAGTAGTTTACCTGACCACCGTTAGTGACTGGTGCAGTTTGACTATCAATAGTAGTATAAGCATTATGCATACCTCCACGCCAAGTGCCAATAAATACCCATCCATGATCTTCAGTTTTCACCCAAGATGGAGAACCGGTATCACCCAACATCCATCTAATCAGTTCATCACCTTTAGTCTTAGCCTTTTGACGCATTGGTGCTATGTACTTTGACAAGCCATAGTAAAATGGATTGTGATCAATATCATATTCTGATTCAGAATCAGATAATACCACACCAGATACATCAGTTTCACCTGTGAAAGGCTCTTTCATCGGCCAGTAGTATGTGTATATTTCTTTATCTGGATTAAAATCGGGATCTGCAACAAACGGAGAATTAGTCTTCGGAAGTCTACTAACATATTGAATTATCGATCTACCCTGAGAATCCAGTGTCCAAGCAGGAACCAGTTCATTTTCTGGTAGAGTGAAAAGATCACCGATATTTTCCATAATTGGTATACCATAACTACTAAAACCAAGGAACTGTTCCTTATTTTTCACAGAGAAAACTACCATGTCTCCAAAGACTCTCTTCTTTGCGTCAAACTCATTTATTCCTAAGAAATAATCATTCCAACTTGGAACGACAGGGATAATCGTCCGGTAGTCCTCTTCGATGCCTTCGATGCCTCTCTCGGCTGGGGTATTTCCTTCGGTAAAATCAAATGCAATCTGAAACACACTTCTTGGCTCTGGAAAATCCTCTGGGAGAGATGGATGCTCCAACTCAAAATCAATCGACATCCCTTCCTTGTTCATAAATCGTACAGAATTGAATCCAGAAAAAGATCCATCTTCATTCTCTACCATTGGGTTCATATATCGATAGTTTTTTCCACTTGACGCAGAACTTTCTTTCTTAAGTGCCATGAGAGCAGATAACCGAACAACAACTTCAGTTTCGGTTATTGGCCAGGCAACGGGAATATTAGACATCCAAACATTATGATTTTCTTGACCTGGCGATTCCGTCGAAGACGCTTCTTCTGTTCCTTCCCAAGTATATGATTTTGGATCAGACAATATATCGTCAACCTTGACAGTATTTGCACCAGTACAAAATCGTACGTTCAAATCATTGGCACAATATTGTGCCTCTATCTGGCTTTGTTTGGTATTGTTGACGTTATGAGAAACTCGATAACCATTCCAAATATCCCCTGTTGGATAATTTTCTGGGTTTTCCCCCGCTACTAGTTGATTTGGGAATGGTGCTTTATTGCGAGATCTAACACTAACCGCATGCCATGGAGGCGAATCACCATCAATGGGAGAAAACGCCTTGGAATTTGAATTCCAACCAGACGGATGTTGTACGTAGGTTGCAGTAGGATCAGAACCGGTAAAATCATATACATCGTAAAAATCTTTGTTTCCTGTATCCCAATAGTCGTAAATATACATTTAGTGTCTACCCTTTTTGTTTTTATTTATCTCAAGTTATGGTTACATAACTAGTTGCGAATGTTTGACTTACCGACCCATCGGAACTTGCATTTAAACCAAACCTAGCACTATATCTATTATGAGTTGATTCCCAATTATTAATACTAGAAGAAGTGTCATCTCTTCGAACCAACTGTAAAGATCCATTGCGAGGAATATATGTTCCTGCTGCCCCATCTTCCATTACAACAGAATTTCCTACGGCATCTCTAGGATTTAAGCCAGGAAAGTTTGTTCCTCCCCCAATAGCATCTCCACTTTGTGGATTATTCTCTGCCGCGGCAGAATCGGTCTTGATATACCATTTGAACGTCTGACTGCTAACGTCTCCTGTTATCACCGTGGATATAGATCCGGATGGATTGTAAGGCGGAAGTGGAAATAGATTGATGGAAAAATCTCCATCAGGAGAAATGTATCCGCCAGGATATGTTGGTATGTCCTCTCCCGCATCAGATGAGTCGTCTAATACAAGTTCTCTAAAAGATCTAGAGAAAACCATAGGATTAGCACTGGATTTCCATGTTAGTACATGACTGTCTAAGTAATTACCAATTTCTGTTGATGGGGAATATGCTTCAAGACTACCATTATAATCTAAATAGTCCTTACCCGTAGAAGAAGATCCAGATGTTCTAGGATCAAGCACAGGGGAGAAGGAACCCCCTCCTAATGAATCAGGGGACTGTGGATTATTCGCGGCCGCGGAAGTATCTAATGTCACATACCACTTTGTGGATTGATTGCTATAATTACATGCACTCTCGAAAGGCGTGTTGACAGATATTGTTTGATCTGGATTAAAAACCGCTGGGAGTGTAAGTTCTAGATTTTCTATACATCCACTCGAAACGGGCGGCACTGAAGTTTGTCCAGTTCGATTTTTTGGATTTAATCGGGAGTCCGTGTCTATTCTTGTAATTGTTAGTAGACCCATATGAATCCTTTCTAGTATCTCTTCTATTTATAAATAAAGGTATAGTAACTGAGTAGGAGAAACTATGTTCTTAGACAAGTATAAACCAGCGGATCATGATTTGTATTCATATGAATTTGATACCAACGACTCAACGGTGTGGACAGATTTTGATTACAATATACTCGATGGAATCGGAAATACAATTAAAGTCAATAGACCTACAGGTTTTAACACAAATTGTCTTCTGGAAGCTTATGGAACCGATTCTCCTCCCTGGCATAAAATATCAGTATCTGATAGAAGATTGAATTTTCTTGCAACAGATTATATTTTAGATGATTCTGTTAAAGACAGATACATCAAAAACAATTTTTCTGATTGGAGAACAACCACCAATACCGAAGAACTTCACCTTGCAAATACATGGAATAGTGGATCGGTTCACTTCATACCAATCAGCGATAGAGTAGTACTATGTTCCAGAACCGCACTGGAAGATGCGATAACAAGACCGGATATAACAATGAAACGGAACAGGAACAATAGTAACTCTACATCGCCGGGCCCGGCGCATTTAAAAAGGCAAAGCGGGATTCCTGAAATTAACTCTCCGGGGTTTTTTCATGAGGGCGGGTCACCGCACATCAAGGCTTTCATGGGATGGGCTGGTGCAGAAAAAGAAGTTGGTGGTGAAGATACCTTCAGCGAGAAGGATGAAATCTCCAACGATATAAGATTTTTAGACAATTCAGGAAATATTATAAAATATAGTCTCAACAACTCCCAAGCACTGAACGAATTTACAGAAGGAGGGTTTAGTCCTAAAATTAAAGATCTATCACAAGGGAGCTCCCCCCAGCAGAATTTGTTACTTCATTCCAAAATGTGGAATCATGATTATGTAGAGGATAACTCAAAAATGTCCAAAGACATAATGGTGCTCCAGGTCTCTGATTCTGAAACAATAGCAGAAGATTTGAAACTAAAGTGGTGTGTTACTGAACAGCAACTTTTAGATAATTCTTACTATGACGGAACACATTTCTATAGTCCAATTCTGTATGGTCTTGATGATAACGGAAGACTTTTTAAGGTAAGGAAAAGATATTGGGCTGCAAGTGCAAGTAATAAACCGTCAATTGATAATATTGTCAACTCCCCAGCAGAATATGTTGAAGTTGATGGTGTTTTTGGAAAACCTCTTGCGGTTTGGAGAGGATCCTCTTCATCCCCCTTGTTCGTTAAGAGTATAATAGAAGGTAATACGGAATGGGCTTTATACGGAATGAGCACTGCCGGTGCATCATTCACGGACACCATATTACAAGGATTAGCTTCTGCGATGGCAGGCGAAGTTATTTTGCCTACAAATGAATCATTTGGAGGCAACCCGGTGACGACCACGGAACCATCGTACTACGTAGGTTTTAGTGTACAAAAAGTCCCATCTGGATCTCTACAAAACGTAAGGGATATATTATCATCCAACTCATCATTGAGTTATACATCTTCATCTGCTACTTTACCCAGAGGAATTGGTCAAAAAATGGGTGTACAATATGATGCAATCGATGATGCAACATCAGAAGCAATTACAGCAAATATAGAAACCACACAACTTATTAGAGATGTTGATGAAACAATTGACACACACTTACAAGTTCCACCCACACTTAAAGATGAATCAATATCAATTGAATTTGTTTACGATAAAATTAATTCTGGATTTAATTACGACTACTCACAACCACCATATTCTATTCGGGAAAACGGTGCAAATTCGGAAAAAGAAACCGGTATAAACGGTCTACTATTGCTAAGTAGTCCTCACATGATAAAGTTAAATGTGGATCAGTCTTCGGCGAATATAAACAATCCGTCAAATGCTCCATACACGGCAGAAATTGAGTGGTACCGAGTTGAAGATGGTCAACACATGAGAATCGATAACGATGATCCGAACGCGACCATCATGACGGATGGGATTGGGAGTTTGCGGCAATATATCGGTAGAGGTCAAGTTAGACAGAGAGATTACTTGGCCCAAGCTCCTCAGACAAGTACAACTGCTCTAACACCATGCATAGGTGTGACTTGTAGAAAATCAGTGCCGATGGAAGACGATGTTAATGTATATGATGTACACGTATACATCCCGAAATCTGTATATAAAGCTGCGTATAAAAGCAAAAATGTACAACTTCTGCAAGATGAAGGTAATACAACTGTCAATATCTATAATACAGCAACACAATCTATATTGAGTGATGGAAAAATAATTCATCAAGACGAATTACAGTATCAAATTAGTAATAACTATATCCAACCCGTGGCTGATGTAGGTATGAAACTGTCAGCAGATATTGACCTTAGATATTATCCGCACTATAAAGAACATAAAATAACTGATTCATTTTTCTTGGATGAACTTAGTAACTTTCGAGATACACACATGTCATCTTTTGGAAGAGTTAATTCAGTAGGAACAAAATTAAAATGTGTATTTAGTTTGATAAATGAATTTGGAAGATCATCATACGAGGTAACAGATCCAAGATTTTATGACTTCATTCATGATCAAGATTTGAGAGATGAATATTACACTAGGGGCCAGGACAACTGGCTTCAAAACAACGGAGAAAACTCCATGTTTGCATTCATCAACGATGAGTTAGGTGTTAACGTAAACACTCTTCGCGCCGGTACAGATTATAGACTTAAATTAGACACAAGAGGAACCAGTTGGTCTGGTCATCCAAGAAAATATATTAAACAGACTTTAGTCTTTGAAGATGGAACAGAGGCTGAAACAGACTGGACAGATGAACATGAGCCGATCGGCTCGGATGGCTTTTTTGATCGTTATACTTCATTCACCGCACCAACGATTGCTGATGAGGTGACCTTTTTATCATATATTAGAATTATTGCTGATGATGTGCCAGGTGATATAGGCAGCGACAGAAGAATTGAATTTAATACACCTACAGTACTCAATGGTAGGCAGTCTCAGCAGATGTTCGATATCCGGAATTAAATAGATAAGTAAAACCATATAGAGAAGGAGAAGAAATATGGCATTCACAGGATTAGGCGGAAGAGAATATTACTCCGGAGCAACACCAATAAATACGAGTAATAACCCGGTTATTAGTCACGGCGAAACAAATTGTTCAGGCCTTGGTCAGATAAAAGGTATAATGACAACACAAGCTGTTGAGCACACCTTTCATATGCCAAACGGAGTTACAATGACAATCACCCCCGGCGGTGCTTATCAAATTTTTCCTTTCAGACCAAGAGGTGTAACAATGGATTCAGCTACTGGTACGGGCGGTGCATTTGCTCTATATTGAATCATATATGATCAGTCACTTACAAACAACCTAACTCTAAACCACGAGACATGTCTCGTGGTTTTTTTTCGGAGAACCCATGGACAGACAAGTATTGCTACTCAATGCATCAGAAGAAGTTCTAAATGTAATCGATTGGAAAAAGGCAGTTTCCCTGATAGAATCAGGAAAAGCAATACAACCAGCATGTTATGAAGAAATATACACACTACGCACGACAAGAGGAAGATATTCTTTGCCCAAAGCAATCATGCTCATGCGATACATTCGTATTCCATATAAAAAGTCCATGCCCACTCGAAGAAATATCTTCAAGCGAGACAGACACACATGTCAATACTGCGGGAAGATATCAAAAAACCTTAAAAATCTCACAATCGACCATGTCACTCCTAGATCTAGAGGAGGGGACTCCTCTTGGACAAACCTCGTAACTGCATGTCCATCATGTAATTGTAAGAAGGCTAATAAAAAACCTAAAGAGTGTGGAATGCCTTTAAAATGCAAACCGAAAAAACCTGCATGGAGTGATTTGTACGTTAATGTAACAGAAGACTCTATACTATCCGACTGGAAGCGGTGGATAGGAAAGAACTGATACTAGCGTCCTCGTAACTCTGCTGTCCTTGCTGCATTCTTTGCAGCAAATCCTTCAGGTCCTCTACGAACAAATTTGTGCATATTACCTTTTTCGTCTGTATGCACTAAGCCTTCATGTTCGTGATCCTCATGAGGTTCTAGTTCCGTAACGTGATGATTATCTCGCAAGTGATCTAACATGCCATGCATGGCGGATGTTGATGCGTTGTGTGCGCCAAAGAGAGTATCAAAATGATCCTCGTTATCATTCACTAAATTGTGGTGATCAATATGTTCTTTATGCTTTGTCTTGATTCCCACTTTTCTTTTGTCAATGTAGTTTGGTATGAACTTCCTGAAACCGTCCATAGACAATTGACCACTCTCCCTCGCCTCTTTGTTGGAGTAAGCCTGGAGCATGGTGTGAAACTTTTTGTTCTCTGGGAGTCCATTTGCAAACTTCTTGAAATCATCATTCGATGTCAACTCATCAGCCAAACCCATATCTCTGGATATTGCCTCATGCCGACTCTTTTTCATCTTCTTGAATTTTTTACCTCTAAGAGATAAGTTAGGAGTGAAGACATCATCATGCTGAATTTCAGATGAGTCTGGTGTCCCTCTTTCTGAAACAAAGTCATCACCTGACACTCTTAGTTTTTTGTGTAGTGCTACACCAATCGATCCCTGTTCAGGGGTCTTGTATCTTGTTGTATTCGCAGTAAAAGTGTCTGATCCTCTGTTGGTATGAAGCATGTCAGCCTGATACGCAGTTCCGGGCTCTAAATCCATACCCTTTGCTCTTTTGAGAAGAGGACCGAGTGTCCTGACATAGTGATCTTTTCCACTTTTTACTATGTCACTGTGTGTATAAAATAGTTCTTTAAGACCCTTGTATGCGACAAAATGTCTGGCTTTGGCCTTACTCATAGTGTCGGCCTCCATGGCGGACCTGGCCGCGAGGTCTGATCGGCCGAGCAAATTGCTATATGACTCGGGTTCGGGTTCCCTACCAAACACTACACTCATACCACCATCCGCTTTTACAGAGTGGTCATGTCCTTCTTGTTCTTCGTTATTCATTCGTGAGAACATCGATCGCAAAGAGTTGAGTGCGTCGTCTGCGTTACCATGAAACAACCTATCCGATACATGGACAAGGTGACCAGTCGCTTCACGCTTTGGTTTTTTAACAGATTCTAGTAGAAATGATGAGAGTTTTCGCATACAGTATATATACCCTAAAGGAGATTATGAATGCCCGTATATGATTTTCGATGTGAAGCGTGTGAAGAACTGTGGGAGGAAACTCTCATGATATCAGACAGGGACAAGCCCCTCAAGAAAAAATGTCCAAGTTGTGGAGAAAAGAAAGTCAAAAAGGCTATAACTGGCTTTCCGGGTTTGGGAGTAGATACCACTCTAACCGCCGATAAAAAGACAGGTGGCCAGTTCTCAAGAATGATGGAACAGGTAAAGAAGTATGCTCCAAGAAGCGTTCGCGGTGGTTTAGGTGGAAGCAGTGAACGAGATACCGGTAGAGGGTGGAAAGGCTAAACTCTTTTGCCGCCTGCATTGGGATTGAATGGACCTACACCCATAAATGTCGCTCTTCCTGTAAACAAATCACCAAAGTCTTTAAATTTAGTAATAGTTGCTTTCGCAAGACTACCTTCACCGGTTGCTATATCAAGAAAAGCATAGGTTTGTAGAGGATTGGTGCTTCCGAGACGAGCAAGTTTTCCCAATTTAGTCGAAGGTTTTCCCTCCGCTGGCTTAGGAGTAGGGGCAGGCTTTGGGGCAGGAGTAGATGATTTCTCCTGAATAATATAAAATAGACGTTCAGTAAATTGATGTTTATTCATGACATTCCTCTTGGGTATATATAATACCGGAGATCAATATGGAATTGTCAAACCAACAACTACTGTACGCAAAAATACAAGAGCAACAACTCAATGAATTCTTGAGTAAAGCAACAATCGATAAAGTCCAAGGCGGATACGATTGGGTTTCTGCACTTGGCAGTAATATACCAGTCCTCGGAAAGGCCTTCTCCATAGGAGATGCAATAAGTGCAGGTGTTGATGTTGCACAGGGACAATACAAAGATGCTGCTTTTAGAGGTGCAATGGCTGGAGTTGGATTGATTCCCTTTGGAGGTGGTGCAGCGAAGACTGCATTGAAAGTTGGAGGCGCAGCAGCAAAAGCAGTAAAGGCAACCGGACAGGGTGCCAAGGGATTAACTGCTGTAACCAAAGCAAGTAAAGTGGCCAAGTCAAGTAAAGCCACCGCAAAGCAGATAGAAAAAGGAAAGCAAGCGAAAAGAATTCAAGATAGAATGACTACGAAAAGACTTGAAGGACGAAAAGGGGCCAGCACAAAGCCGGGTGGTAGAAGAGGCCTAATAAGTAGAGGTGGGATCAAGCAAGGTCTTGCAATAGGTAGAGGAATGTACGGAAATCAACCAGGCGGTGCTGGGGGAGGAAGAATGGGATCCGGTAGAAATACCGGCGTGGCAACAAGTGGAAGAGGTAATAAGTATAATTATGTCAAAAAGAACGAGTTGCAGGTAGAAGATATGAAAAAAATGTTAAACGTCCGATACTCAATTCCCGGTGATCAAAATCCAATAAAGCCAAAACAAAAGCCTAATCTTATGAAATTAAAATCTAAGATCAATCCCCGAAATGTAGGTTCAGATGGTTATTGACTTTTAGAAAGAATATGGTATATTATGTTTGTGAAGAAAATATTTAAACACACATCCCAAAAAGTATCTCTGATAGAGCCAGAAGTAGATACCACCGACTCAGGTAGATTCTACACAATTGAAAATGAGGCATTACCCAGTGTCACTACAGTAACTGGCTGGAAGAAACAAAAGTTTTTTGCCGAGTGGAGATCAAAAAACAAAAAAGAATCAGGAAGAGTCACTAGAAGAGGCAATAAACTACACGCAATCATTGAGTCATATCTGAACAATGAAGATATAAAGTTAGTTGATTTGCCCCCTCTAGAATGCGAACTTTTCCTACAACTAAAACCAGAACTAGACAAAATTGACAATATTGTTGCCTTAGAAGTTCCCCTGTGGTCCAAAAAAATTGGACTTGCTGGTAGGGTTGACTGCATAGCAGAGCATGATGGACAACTTGCCATTATAGATTTCAAAGGATCCACCAGAGACAAAAAAGAAGAGCACGTTGATAATTATATGATGCAAGCAACTGCATACGCTCTCATGTGGCAGGATGTAACGAAACAAAAAATAGATAAGTTCAAGATATTAGTCTCGTGCGAGACTGGAAAGATACAAGTTTTTTCCGGATCCACTAGAAAATGGGTGCAGCCTCTATTCAAAGAAATACAGGATTATAGAACAGAATGTATGGTCCACAGGACATAAACCGAACAAATTCAAGAATGTGGGTCCGTATAAATGAGGATTCAAGAAAAATGAAGCACCGTCATAACTTCCTAAAGGAGTTTGGCGGTGAATTTATTGATACCCACAGGAAAGGATATGTGTCATGGAAAGAGATCCAGAACATAAAAGAAAAAAGAATATTCGTATTTAAGTCCCCAAATGACGAACTTATGGAAGTTATGAACGTAGAAAAGTTCTGTAGGGACAATAATCTAACAAAATCGGCATTATATGAAGTAATAGCAGGAAATAGAAAACATCATAAAAAATTCGAGTTCATCGAATCAAAAAACATAAATATAAGTGGACCCTAAAATAGGAGGTGATCCAATAACAATTTAAAGGGTCCAAAATGGACGGGATAACATCCCGTCCTATTTTTTTATAAATAACTTGGAGTCCAAACCATGAGCAGAGTTGCGATAAGTATAGGTAAGCACAGATTAATACATGATGGCCACGGCAAAGTCTTTAGTGCAATTGCGGATCATGCTAAGAAGGTTGAAGCATCTGCGTATAAGATTTTCACTACAGCAAAACAAAGCGAATCCGCCAGAGTTCCATCAGATCATAGATTAGAACTACTAAAAAGAGCATTCCCAAAGCACGCCGAAAATTTTGGTGTCGCCGCCCACCTTGGAGACGCAATCGATCAAACAGTAAGAGAACATAACCCAAAAATAGTTGACGTTGTAGTTGGTGGGGATAGGTTCGACGAGTTTGCCAAGGGCGGAAAAGCAGATAAACTTAGAGACTACTATGGCCTTGATGCTGTCAACATTATAAATGGCGGCGAACGAGACGAAAATGCCGAAGGTGTAGAGGGATTCTCCTCATCAAAAATGCAACAGCATCTGGAAGCAGGAGATCATGGATCTGCACGAAGAATGCTCCCTAGCAACTTATCTGTCAAGGATAAAAATTTGTTTATGAAAACATATAAACAATATTATCCTGGCAAAGAAAATACGGAAGAAAAAGAAGTAACCAATGAGTGGTTTGTATCGTCCGAATTTAATAAATTCATGGAGAATGAAAACTTAATACAAGAAGCGGCGAAGTATCTCCGTCCTGATTTGTATCTAGTGAGGAAAAGAAAAACTAATAAAATAGAAGTGGTTGTTCGTCCAGATCCGGATGAAGATGTGGTAACTAAGGGCGGGCCTGAATCGCAAAAACCATCGATAACTGACGTAAAAAATGCTATCGCTAAAGGTGAGTTCAAGCAAACCCCAACCTCTATAAAAATCTTTGGCGATCTGTCGGATGAAATGAAGGGTGCAAAGAAAGAAAAGAAAGCAGGAAAAGCAAAAGCAAAGGCAGAGAAAGACACTGCTACTGGTCAAGAAGATGTAGATCCTAACAATCCATTTGATTTTAGTGAAAAGGAAGCAGAAAACAAAGCACAAGCGTTGAATATGCAACAGCAGGCTTTTGTTCCTACCGAATCACCTATAGGGATGGACTCTGTAGAGTATCCTGGTCCAACCAAACCAATACCAAACGGAGACGGAACCCAATTTGAGTTTGCGGTTCTTTATACTTCGTTGAGATCAGCAGGTTTTAGTGAGCAAGCACTACAACAAAGAAATGATATGTCCAATGGTAGACTGTTTGCCTTCTCGAAGAAAGTCTTTGAAATGGCAAAGAGAACATCAAAACTTATACCCGAAGAATGCAGACAGGGTTTAAGACACTCTACTGAGGCTGGAATTAGAGGAAACCCAGAACCAAAGACAGACTTAGTATGTGGCGAAAACCGAATATCACTTAAGTTAGATGGGGACGTTCAACTTTCATCAGAACAATCATCCACTGCGTCTAAAACCATAAACTCAATAGCAGCAAATGCATTTTCACAGGATGTAGATTTTAACACAAACATCCTACAGAAAATGATAAAGAGTATGGAAAAACTGCCACCAAAAATGATTGCCTCCAACAATCTAGAAAGAGCAGTCAAGCAACATTCAGGAAAACCTTGGTTTGATTCTATGTTCAAAGATGGAAGACTAAATGATGAAGTAAACTGGGACAAGATAAAAGATGGTGTAGTTGCACCTATGGTAGAAGATTTCCAAAAATACTTAGATGACAACGAAGACTTCAAGAGAAGAATGATTCACGAAGCCATGACAGGGCAGTTAATGTTTGGTGAAGAAAATCCCGAAGCAGTTGCCTCCCATATATTATCTCCCAATGGTTTTAGTCAGATCGGAGATCCAGAGAGTCCTTTCATAGATGACCTGATGGATAAAGTTAAGATAGGTATCAGAGCAAAATCCAGATCCGACAGAATTACAAACGCAGCACTCAGAATAGAACTCAAAGGTTCTAAAGTAAAAATAACAGAGGCAGAGGAAGTACAAACAACACAAGATGAAGAAGGTGTGATAACACCGGAAAAACTAACAGAATTCTATAAAAATAATATGGATATTCTGATCGGTCAAGTAATAGACAAATTAAACTTCTCCCTCAGTGGTAATATTTCTGATGTAATTGAAGACAAATTGACAAATATAATTACCATAGGTAAAAAAGAAATTAAAATACCTGTTACGGGTCAGGTTCCAGAACCGGAAGCACTCACTGATATAGATGAATCATTTATCAATTTTATGGAGCAAGATGATCCATCAAAAAGAGACTATAAACATGAGTATAAAACATTCCACGGTAAACCTGAGCAAAGAAAGAAGAGATCGAATCGCGTTCTTGCTCGAAGAAAAATGATTAAAAAGGGCAAAGCCAGTAAAGGTGATGGGAAAGATATAGATCACAAAGATGGAAACGCACTGAATAACGGCGATTTCAATCTCAGAGTTCAATCTAAGAAGAAAAATAGATCTAGGAACAAGCATAAAAAAGGCGAGAAAGCCGGCAAAAAACACAAAAAAGTAAATGAACACGCTGGGTTTGAAGGTACCGACGAGTTGCTAAAAACCTACATAAAGCAAACACCCCACATGAAGTTTGATTTTAAATCTAGAGGGAAGAAACAACGTGACTACAGAGAAACCAATTAAGAGTAACGCCGCAATTCTTGCAGTACTTGTAGGATGGATTTTGACTTTCGGTGGACTTCTTTGGAATTTTAGTAAAAAAGAGGCAGATACCCAATTCAGACTCTCATACCTAGAGAATGAAGTTGTGCATTTAGATGAGAGATTAGACTCTAGCGAGGAATTCCGTGTTTCTCTAATGGCAGATCTAGCAGAAATAAAAACTGATTTACTCTGGATAAGAAGATCGATGGAAAATGACAGAGATTAAAGAAGATTTAAGAAAATGGTTTGGCACCGGAGGAAAAGGCGGTGTTGGTGGTGGTGGTTGGGATCGTTACAACACCAAAGGTGAACGTATAGGTAAATGCGCCCGAGGAAAAGGAGAGGGTAAACCCAAATGCCTTTCCAAAGAAAAAGCGGCAAAAATGTCGAAAAAAGATCGGGCGGCCGCCGTGAGACGAAAGAGACGAAAAGACTCTGACGTTGATCGTCCCGGCACAGGAAACAAACCAGTAATGGTTTCAAATAAAATTAACAAGGAAAGTGCGATGACAGAGTATACAGAAAAACCACTATCAGAAATAAATGTTGGTGCGATCATTGTCAAAAACAATGGATTTGTTTACCAAATAAAAGAGATGCATGAAATGTCACCCAATGTTCGATATGTTATATTCGAAGATTCTTATGGTAATTACATCACTGAGTACTCTAGTATTTTAAAAGAATTCTATGTAAAAGAAGATTATCTTGAAGAGAAGTCTGCCGCATGGCAACGTAAAGAAGGCAAAAACAAAGAGGGCGGACTCAACGCAGCAGGACGTAAGTCTTACGAACGGGACAATCCTGGCAGTGATTTGAAAGCACCTGTATCTGCCTCACAGGCAAAGAAGAGCAAAGGTGGTAAAGCAGCAAAGAGACGTAAGTCATTCTGTGCTCGTATGGGTGGTATGCCTGGTGCGATGAAAGATAAGAATGGCAAACCAACTCGGAAGGCCCTTGCACTTCGTAAGTGGGACTGTGGTTCTCTTAACAGTTCATATGAACCAGAACATGGTGATGATATCCAAGAGTCTCTTCGGGGAATGGTGAGAAAGATTCGAGGATTTGTTAGAGGAGTCATTAGACCCAACAGAACGGGCGAACAACTCCGGGGTAACGCTGAAAGAAGAGTGGCTGGACCAGATGATAAACTTGTCAGAAAAAACGCAGAAGATCTTTTGGCCAAACTAGGAGAATTGAGAAAATAATGGGCAAACTCTACGACAGAATGGTTTCTCAGATAAAGGCCAAAGGTAGAAGCAGCGATGCTGCCCATGCTATCGCAACCGCTCAAGGTCAAAAGTTTGGGTTATTCAAAAAAGGAACCCGAGATCTAACCCCAAAGGGTAAGACACAAGAAAAAGCGGGTGCTGCAAAGAGAGCAATAAAGAGAGCAGCGAGAAGAAGTAAGGGTAAGCACAAGAACAAAGACTATAAGTACAACCCCAAAAACAATGTTGCTTCCCTAAAAACAGAAGAAACTCTCCTTGAGTGTTGGTCTACTCATGTTCAGCAAGGTTACAAGATGAAAGGTGGGAAGAGAGTTCCCAACTGCGTCCCCAGAAATTCAAGGAATGAATCAATGGAAGAGAATAGAAAACCATGCAGTAGTTGTGGTCAGAGTTTAAATGAAGGTAAGAACAAGCCAACGAATCCCAGTCTATGGTCCAGAGCGAAATCATTAGCAAAGAGCAAATTTGATGTATATCCAAGTGCATATGCTAATGGCTGGGCTGCCAAATGGTATAAGAAGCGTGGCGGAGGCTGGAAAAAAGGCTAAATAGAAGTAGGAGAAACCAATGAAGACTTATAAAGATATAACTCAGTTGATCAACGAAAGCGAACCCACTGATGGTGGAGGACTCGGACTCCCCACAACAGATAGTTACGGTAGATCCGCACATAACGATACAGGGTTGCATAACATTGCAGCACCAGAGCAACTAAAAAGACTCAATGCATTTTTATCTGCTTTCACCCAAAAAGAATTTCTTGATCCTCGTCAAGCACTAAACGTCATGAGAAATAAATTGAACATAGCAGGTTATGATTTCCCTATGGACAATACAGTAGATCTACCGGAGGATGGTACAGCAGTATTTCAACTCTCCCGTCATGGTGGTAGTTTTGGTAAATCTGTAGATACTCCCCTTGACGAATTCGAAACAACTGACGGATTTGCCAAAGGTGAATCTTATGTCTTAGAGACAAGGATAGTAGATATTCCAAACGGTCTCTACAGACTAGAGGTTCAGATCAAGGAAGGTGAAGGCGCTACCATAAAACCCGAAGACGAAAATAACTCACAAAAACTACACAAGAAAGAACAGGGTGTTACACCATCTGCGAGTATCCCCGGAAGTGTTAAAGAAAATTTTGAAGTGACATCTTTTAATGATTATCGAAAGAATGAACCAGAAACTAACTAGTGAAAATTTTATATTTTATGCTATGAAAAACTATGACAATCCTCATTGTCATGGTATTGAAGAGTTCTACGAAGATCTCAATAGAATAAAATATATAAAACGATTGTTCGGAAAATACGAAAAGAGTGGTCAAATAAAAGAAAGACTTCTAGTAAATCATGTCATCATACTAGACAATCTTTTTGGAAGTGAAGCCACCTCTAGACTATTATTTTACTCCATAGAAGAAAGACACTACACCTTTCTTAAAACAATTTTAGATTTTTTGAAATATTTACCTTACACCATACCAGAAGTCAATTTACATCTGATAAACATAGACTCTAGACTACATAAGAATTTATCAGAACTGAAGGAGATGAGATGAGCAGAAACTTAGGATCATATGTGACCTCATTCTCTTTATATAAATTTCTTCAAGACATATCAAAACCCATTACAAACTTATCTGCTTACAAATTAGGCTTGGTAGATTCCAGAGGCTTTCAGAAAAAAGAACCTACGTCACCTGCTGAAAAAGAAGCCTTCTCACCCTATCACCAAATGATAATAATGGTGAAGCGTGTATTCGACCGAGTACCAGATCCAAGAACTAGTTCACAACTAAAAACCCTAATGGGAACCATTCAACTCTTCGGTGAAGAGGTTCGTATCCTTGGGGGAGATGCTCAAGAAGTTAAGAATGGTATTATTAATGTACTGATGGAAAAAGGTATAGATGTACAATCAGAGATGTTGACAGAAGAGTTCAACGAAGAAATAGCAAACATAGTATCAAGCGGTAACATAGCAGGTATGGGTTATGGGTCTAAACCACCCGATAACTTAAAAATACAACCAAGACAAAATAGAAAATGCGATACTAGTGATCCTAATAAGTCTTTCAAATGTAAAGTTACTAATAATAAAAAAAGAAAAAAGAAATATAACCCTAAGATAAGATCACAAGAGGGACCTTCTATATTTTATATAAGAAGAAAGGACAGATAGTATGTTCGCCTCCTTTCTAACACCAGAGTTCCTATCGTTAATTGGCGGAAGTATAACTGGTTTTATATTTAAAACTATGGCAGAAAAACGCCTAGATGAAAAAGCAAGATTCGAAAGAACTTTATCACTAATAGACAAAAGAACTCAAGTTGCTGATGCAGCAACTAAACGAGTTAGTATAGAAGCAGGTAAAGTTGTAAGAAGATTAATTGTTCTTTGCATCTTATTCGGCACAATAATTGCCCCATTCATTCTACCATTCTTCTCCATCCCAACAGTTGTTGAACTAGAAGAAACTAGATATGCTCCACTTGATTTCTTCGGTCTTTTTGGTACCAATAATTACATATCCTTCCAAACAATAAACGGTTACCTTTTCACTACTGAAAACAGACAGATCTTAGTCACTATAGTAGGATTTTACTTTGGAAATGCTTCGGCAAAATCTAAATGAATAAGTTTACCAAAATATGGTGGATGTTTTCTCTTATATTCATGGGATGTTCAGGTGGGCAAACTCTACGAGGAACCGACAATAATAGAACCAATACGTTAGAGAAAGTTCCTGATGTACAGTTTGAAAAGATGCCTTGGAATATTAATACGGCAGAATCCGAGTATACCACAGGAATATTATGGGGACTGTGGATAATCACCATCTTAACTTGTTGTTTTTTACTATGGAAAGATAAGAAAGTTAGATAATAACTTCATATCTTAGATACTTACAGATAAAATATGCATCTACTATATCAGATACTGGACTCTTCACCTCTTTAGAAGCAGATCCAAAAAACGCCTGAAGGGGAACATTAGTCTCCTCTAAGAATTTTTCATACATTAAACCCTTAGAAGCGTTGCCTTTTTTAGTAGCAAACTTTTTAACCTCACTGGGCGATATAACCTCGATAGGTATAGATCTAGTGTATAATTTATACTTTAAAACACCAGTATTCTCTGCTATGTTAAAAACTCTACCGGTTGCATTGTATGCATAGCCTTCCAATCCAATATAAAAACAACCAACGACTTTTTCTTCCGCCCAATCGGCTATAGTTTCATATCTTTGCATATCACCATCATACGGAGAAAAAATTTCTCCGGTGACATTACTCTTCACTCTTCTGGCATGCTTTTTCTTGTTGGTCAAGAAATAAAACTGACACTTATCAAAAGTAAAAGAATCTTCTAGATCTGTTATACAAATTGCTGGTCCGCAAAGGCTGTAATCAATTCCTGCTATAAATCTGTTATTCATTAAAATATATAGACACCCGCGAGGGTGTCTATATGGAGTGTGATCCACTTAATATTTAAAGTGTAGTCTATGTAGACTTTACTTTATTTTCAATAACCACCAGAGTATGATGATCCACTAGAAGGCGGTGGAGGAGGTGGAGGAGTTGAAACCGGTGGGGGAGTTGGAGTGGGAGTTCGAGTGGGAGTTCGAATCGACGGGGCTTGACGTTGATCCACCGGAGACCCCGGTGGTGGAAGTGGAGCAGGATCTCTCTCATTAGATGTAGGGGTATCGTCTGGTCGAAGTTCCTGATCTATTGGTTCCGTATTATTATATGATAAAGAAGTGTCAAAATCATCAAAAATATCACGATCTTGTGGTGGAGATACTTCTACCTTTTTAGGAACAAATTTATTTCCAGAATTTTTATAATTGTGAACGAAAGGAACTCCGTTTGGCATATAATATGTCACACCATCAAATACGTGTGTATGGGATGATTTTTCAGGAGATGCTTTGTCAGAATATTTCTTCTGTAAATATACGGGGTAGTATCCATCAATCCAAGTTGCATTTCTGCTATACCCAGAAAAAATTGACTCGTCCTTAGTATCTTCTCCAGCAGCATCAGATGATGCTCTTATTTGGGTTCTTCTCGAAGAAGAACCCCCGTTGGTTTCGGTAAAACCCTCTGTTGGATCAGTATTCGGAACTGTAAGGACAGCTTCTACTTTGAATACAGTACTGTCCGGGAAAAGAGTTTCAGGTATAACAATTGCTTGATTTGCACCTTCGCCGGCGATTTCGGTATCATTATTGTAAGGATATACCCATGGATAATAGTTAAAAGAGTCAGGATCTATTCCTTCAAGCAAAGGAACAAAATCAGACATCCCTTCATCTTTTCTATACCAGACATACTCAATATCAACTGGCTCCCCACGGCGTGGCCAGTGATCGGATCTGGCGATAAGGGCATTGCCCCTCTCGCACGATGTAGCCACTGAACTATATGTCATATCGATCGCGTCCTGGACGAAGGACCCGTAGGTAGGGATGACTTGCTTGGTAATTAAGCATGTATTCATACTGTATCCGGGATTTTGAATGATACCCAAATCAAGTAACCTAGTATCCAAGATAACTCCGTTCATATCTACAATTGAGATCTCAACACCTAATTTTGGTTTTCTCTCCCCGCTCGGCAGATTTGGTTGAGATGGGAATAATTTTTGCATGTGGTACCAAGCAAGTCTGTTATTGTTTGGCAGTTCAACATTAGCAATGTGACCCACTCCCCCGATGTCTTCAAAACTAGCCGGTATGCCAAATGCTGGAATACCATCATATCCATACTTCCATTTATAAGTAAATTTTAATCCATCTGGAAGATTTCGATTTCTGGGATCCGCAGCGACTCGCTCAGTGCTAGATTTGGTATCTGACACGAGCATATCATATCCTATGTTTGTTATATACAAGGATCTACAGTAAGTAGGTTGTCTACTTAACTTGAAAGAACCATTCAATTTGATATAAAAATTAGATGATTGTCTAGCAATTCTCTGATTGGTAGCTCTGCTTTTAATCTCGTTTGGTTTAACGATTTTATTATTTCTGTTACTTCTATCTCTATTTTCGAATCTTATAATAGGCATATTTCTCTCCAGAGGCTAACCTATTTATAAAAAACCCCCTCATCGAGGGGGTTCCTTTTTTTAGAAGTTCTGGGATTCGCTCTTACGCTTACCCCGATCGATCCAATCTGGATCACTCATCGCCTTATCTAGACGATGTTGTGCTTGACCCCGGTTTCGTCGAACATCACGTTCAACACCAACGGCCTTTGCACCGCTGTCCCAAATTCCAGAAATTCCCTTGGCAGCCCAAGAAACACCGCGAGCAGAGAAGGGTAGAATTGCGAAGGCAATAAGCCAAACACCAATAGTTACTCCAAATACTCTCTTATTAAACCAACCACAAGGGCATACGCCCGTACAATGCGTTTTACAATCTGTTTTATTAGTCATTTTTTTTCCTTTAAAATTACTTTGTTAAATCAACTACTTCACAGGAATTACCACTACATGCAAATGTTTGTGTCCCTGAAGTATTATCTTCTTTCTCGTACTGTCCGAGACCACTCCAGTCTACATCGACTGGCATTTTCTTGAGCATTTCTTCGTACTCATTCCAAGTACAATCTTGATAGGGTGCTTGACGATATGAGTGATCACTATGCGGCAAGAACGAAATTCCAGAGATCTCGTCAAAATGATCATATACCCATCCACCCACGGTAGGCCATTCTTCTTCCTTAACTGTGATCGTAACGGATGGTTTATGCTCACACCAGTGCCGTTGGTAAACTAACCACAGTTCGAGTTGTTCAATCGCTGTCATGTCATTGCGAGTGACACAACCAGAAGGTGATTGAACAGGGAAGGAGAACACAGTGACATGATCTGGTTTCATGACATCTGCTTCGTGTGGAAACCCTTTGTCCTTCATAAAGGAACATAGGGGATCCTTGTTGTCCGCACGCACTGTACGGATGTACTGTGCATTGTGACGAGCGTGAATACCAGACGCTGCGTCGGTAAGTTGAGAAACGGTGCCAGATGGTTTTACGCAGGTGATTGCGGCAGACTGGGGAATACCGAGAGTATCGGCATGTTCCTTGTTTACCTTAATCGCTTCACTGCGTAGTCTTTGTAGAATTAAATCCAATCCATCTGTCTTTCTCGTTACTTCTGCGTCCATTATACCAGTAAGGGACACACCAAGCAACCGTTCTTCTTCACAATTCTTCTTCCACTCACTTGAGATGAAGCGGAAGTTGAGAAGAGTTGACTGCCATGTTCCGAGAATCGTGGCAAGTTTTACCTTGCGTGCCAGACTCTTGGGTGTGTCATCTTCGCGTACAATGACTTCCGTGAGGTTACAGAACTCACGGTCACGAAGAATGATTTCAGAACAAGGGTTGGTTCCAAACAGATGATCCGCATCGCGGGTTCTGTAATCTGGATTCATCTTGGTTCTGAATGCGTTTGCCTTTTCAACCTGCTTCTGTGCTGCTTCACGGTTGAAGATTCCACGCTCACCACTCTTTGACTTATACAGAGCGACCCATTCTTCCATGAATGTGCCTGGCTCTGGTTTTTCTTTGTAGGACACAGAGTTGTTCGCAAGGGCTCTCTGTGTGTTTGCTTCCCACCATGCACCACTCTTCGCATCCCTCATACGCTCGTCAGTGAGCGATGAGAGAGAGATTAGTGCGGATCGACGAACACCTCCGACAACAACAATCTCCGCAATCTTGCAGATGATATCGTGACATTCGATCGAAGTAAGTTTTCGACCGTTTGCTTTTCGGAAAGTATCAACGGTGAACCTGAAGAGATCTTCGAGCGGTTCTGGCCCACTGGCTCTACCTCCAAAAGTCTTAAGGCGTGCGCCGGCAGGACGAACTTTGCTCGTGTCCCATTTTGGAACTTGACCTCCAATGAGAAGGCTAAACAATTCTCGATACGCTTTCGCCCAACCCATTTTTGAATCTTTGACAACAATAGTCGTATCACTGTCTTCAAACTCCTCTGCTATCGTCGGCAGGGTCTTGATGAGGTCGCGTTCTACGGAGAACCCAACTCCAGTTCCGCACATAAGAATGTACAGAATCTCATCAAACGACTTGACTTTGGATGCACTAACATAGGAACAATTATACCCTGCAACGTTGTCCCTCTTAAGTGCCTCTCCTGCGGTCATTAACGCCCGCATGGAAGGCATAATTTCTAGATTTGTTACGGCAGTTTCTAGTTCTTTTCTAAGTTTATCTGGTACGTCATAATTACACTCTTCTTTGAGATGTTCTTTGAAAAAATCAAAATACCTAGAAACTGTTTCTTTCCATGTTTCCCTTCTACCTTCATCATCTAACCAACGAGAATATCGAGATAGATGAATAAATGACTGGTATAAAGATGGTAATTCCATAATGTAAGCACTCCTTGTTTCTTGTTGGTTAGTTATGTAGTCAATGGCAGGTTAGACATTTCCACGATACCGGGAAAAGTCTGGAAATTAAGACACCAATTGCCTTGGCATATTCTCTCACTTCGTACTGTGCATGTTCGTCAATTCTTTGCTTATAGAATCGAGCATAAGCAGCAAGCGAACCAGTCCAGTACCACTCGGTATACATTGCTTGCGGGAGAATGAACCTTGCTTGTTCTGGTGCTACTCCAGCATCAAGTAGATCATAATAATTACGGAGACACCCAACAAGCATACTATTATAAGTTTGCTGGATTTCATCCTTTATTTCTATGAAATCATCACTTCCCTGTTTAGCACCATTCTTTGGCTTACCTCTCCACTCAGGATTGTAAAACTCGGGTTCGAACGAAACATAACGGCGAGAGATTTCATTCTCCACGAATCCCTGTTTATGCTTGAACATTTGTGTGCGGATTGATACGGGCGCCTTCACACGCAGAGTAATCTGCGGATGTGCGAACGGAGTCCAGTGTTGATGTTTAGCAAGATACTTAAGTAATTTCGCATCACGATCGCTCAACTTCCGCACATCCTCTTGGTGGTACGAGGATCCACTCTCACCCAGTCTTGCAACTGCTTCCTCGTCAATGTCCCATTCAGTATCTTTAGAGAACGAAACCCGGGCGGCGTTACACACCGTGAGATCCGAACCCATGTGATCTACCAACTCGGCGTGCCCTGCATTTAAAATTTTCATAGTTTATAGTTATCCATTTGTTCATTAATCCAGTCCCCGACAGAAGTTTCAGGTGACCATTTAAGTTCATTTTTAATTTTGTGAATATTTGCGAGAGTAGAAAGAACTTCACCTGTTCTCTCCTGCACATGCATTTGGTTTTCTGATATCATGTCAGCAATTTCTTTTACCGAATAGTTTACACCAGAACCAACATTATAAATCCCACCCTTGATATCAGAATCTGCCATCATTATATTGGCACGAACTACATCAGAGACGTTAATAAAATCTCGTTTCTGTTTTCCAGTACCAACAATCTCTAGTGGAAGGCCTTTCCTATACCTGTCCATGAAAATTGAGATCACGGGAGGATATGCTCCATCAACTCGGTGACCATTTCCATAGACGTTAAAATAACGGAAGGTGTTGACATTTAGATAATTGTTGTAATACTCACACAACTGCTCACCGCAATGTTTCGTTAATGCATAAGGATTTAGTGTGGCGTTAATTTTAGACTGTTCACTCTGAATAAGATGATCACATTCGTATACGGCACAAGTGGAGGAAAATATAACTCTCTCTACTCCACACTCTTTTGCCGTTTGTAAAACTCTAGTTGTTCCTAAAATATTTTGTCTAGTTGTATGGATAGGATCCTTCAAAGAGATTTGAATGTTCGCCTCTGCTGCCATGTGAAAGATTGTGTCTACATTGTACCGATCAATAATTTCGGTAAGTAAAGAAACATTGTTAATGGAACCAACACAGTTTTTAGAGTCTGGGTGCCAAGTTCCATGTAGATCCTTATCCAAACAAACAACTTCTCTTCCTTCAGATAGAAGTTTGTGTACTAGATTATTACCTATAAATCCAGCACCACCAGTAACCAAGCAACTCAAAGCCTCTTCCATTCATTCAATTTAAATGTTGCTTCCAACCCATGATACGTATTTTTATCAATTATTTGTTTTATCTTAGATGAACTCATTTCAAATATCATATCATTTATATCCTTATGTTTTATATTTGGAGGCCATATACAAACAGAGGCACCTTTTTCTATAAGTTTTTCATTAAAGTAAATGATTTGACGATTTCTTGGTTCGTTGTCAAGGGCATAAACAAGTTTAGAGTTTTTGAACCGAGGGTGAACGTTGTCGATTGCACCTACACCTACCATCGCAATGGTATTAGGAACAAAGAGAGAATCTAGAGGTCCTTCAACAACATAAACGGTCTTCTTGGGATTTGCACGCCACATACCATACCAAAGTCGGTCAATACTCTTATCGGCCTTCACCGTAATATACTTTGCGGTCACTCTTGCTTTTGCTTCATCGGAAGGTTTTAATGATCTACCCTGAATAGCAACAACATCACCTTTCTTATTGAAGAAAGGAATAACTAAACGAGGTTCTGGTGGACCAAGATCAAATGTTTGAGATGACTCGGGATCAACTGTGTTGATATATTTCCTAAAATTATCGGTGTAATATAAAATATCATAGAACTTTTTTGGGATATTCCTGTAATCCAAAAAAGTTCTTATATCATGATTTGCAGGAGCAGTCTTCGCACACAGCAAAGGCTTCAGTAAATCAGGCACAATCGTAGGTTTAGTTTTAAAAATATCAAACATTGCTTCTTCGGTTGGTTTCCTATAATTAGATCTACCGTTTTCTCCATTTTTCCATCGCTCAACAGAATATTCTTTAGTCAAAGAAGGTGATACAGATTCTAAAAAACGGTACAGTGAATGTCCTGCTCCGCAGTTATGACACTTATAGAAAAAATCATTTCCTTTTTGATAAAAGTATCCTCGGGCCTTTGTTTTATTCTTCTGGGAGTCTCCGCAGATAGGACACCTACAGTTGGCCAGATTATCTTTTTTCCAAGCAAATTTTTCAAGTTGAGCGGAAACCAAGTTTATATATTTGATATCAATATAAGTGCTCAAAATACCCAGTCCTGTGTCATCTCAGAGTTAAACTTAGAATCACTTACTTGTTGATTGGCACCAATAATATTTTGCTGATCATGATCAGAATCAGAAAACTTCATCTTAGATCTATTCAATTTCAATATAAATTTCTTGTTGACAGCAGTATCATTGTATCTGTTCTTCAATTGCTTAATCATGATCTGATCTAACTCTTCCAATTCTTCGGTGGATATAAGAGCAAACATAAAGTCTGCTGTTGCAGGCAATCCAAAAGACTCTGAGGTGTTCTCCAAACTAATATCCGTATTAGAGAAACCATCACGATTAGTCTGAGTTGCAGTAAAAAGAGGTATATCGTTTTCAACGGCCAAACCTCTAAGTTCTTCTGCTATTGCTTTAACAAAGAAGTATGAACCAACATTCCCTTGCTTCAGCCTGGATGATGTGCATATATTTAAGTAATCAACAAAAATAACATCCGGTTTAAAATTCTTCTTAAGTTTTAACTCATCAAGTAAAGCCCTGAAGTGATTGACACTAGCAGTTGCAGTTGGATATTCCTTGATAATAAGTTTACCCATGACCGAATCTTTAAGTTTCTTTATCTTGGAATCATAACTTTCTTTGGTTAGTAACTTCAAATCAGAAATTGAAGTATCAAGTAAGTTAGCATCAATTCTTTCCGCAATTCTTTCCTCTGCCATTTCACATGTAATATACAAGACTTTCTTGTTCTGAGAAAGACAATTAGCGGCATGGTGACACAAGAACATAGACTTACCCACACCCGTACCAGCCATAACCACATTGAGAGTTTTTGTTGGAGTTCCTCCACCAGTAACTTCATTGAAAAAATGCAGATCAAACGGGAGTTTCTTTTCGACTCTGTGATAAAAATCAAATCGTTCATCCGCATCTTCGATATAATCATGTCCAACATGTGTATCGAAAGAAACTGCTAAAGCATCAGATAAAATAGTAGGAATTGAACCCTCGGACTTTTCTGTTACCTTACCATCAATGATTTGGATTGATTCCATGATTGCATTGTAGATGGCTTTGTCTTTACAAAAGACTTCCGTCTCATCTGTCAACCATGATTGATTTATTTCATTCTCATCCCTAAAACCACTAACATACTCATTTGCAGTTTTAAACTCATCATCACTCAAGTTTCGCAACTTGTTAATTGAAATTAATACTGCATCCTTAGAGGGTGCGGCCGAGTACTTTTCATAAAACTCCTTTATGATATTAAAGACAGAACGATCGACCCTCTCATGAAAATAATCAGATCTAAGAAAAGGTAAAGACTTCTTTGCAAATTCTAGATTCGACACTAAATTTTCTAATATTACCTTTTCGGTAAAGATTAAATCACTCACTGGGGGTTTCCTCTATAGATCCATAAGTAAATTCTTTTGCTGCTGCTTCGTCAAGTTTCTTCATAATATCCTCAGTAAAGTACTTTTCAGGAGTTTTATAAACAGCCTTCTCATATACTTTTGTGCCATCAGGAAATTCGTATCGGGTTGAAACCTTCTTAATTATATCATATTTTTCAGCAAGAGTCAATAGTCCATAGTAGGGATGCAGTCCACTCTCATAGTTCAAAAGAACGTCAACCATGGAATTCTCTTTTGTCAACCGAGACTTGTATAGTTTGCAGTGAACAATATTACCAATAACGTCGGTTCCTTCCTTTACCTTCTTCTTTGAAAGAAAAACGATTGTAGACGCGGCATACTTCAAACCGGCACCACCACTCATCTCCTTGGTCGGAAACATGCCCATTGATGCATAAGTGTGATTTGTCATGATCATAGGAATTCCGGCAGCACCTAACTTGAGAGTCAATACCCGGAATGTTGCCTTAATAACTTGAGCACGAGTCATATCTCTGGTATCTTTACCATCCGCAGTATCTGTCATTTCTTTAGTAGTCGAAAGCATACCTAGAGAGTCCAACACAATCATCATTGGTTTCTTTTCAGCAGCAGGCATTTCATTATACTTATCAACAATTTTTATTGCCTGGTGTCTAAACTCTTCCACAGTAGGAACAGGCATAACACCCACACGAGAAGGATCAATACCACGATCCTTAATCATATCAGAGGTTACCGCTTGCTCGGTATCAAAATAAAGAACGACACCCTCTGGGTTATCAGTCAGAAATTTATATACAACACCAAGAGCAAAATAAGTTTTACCCGTCGCAGATTCTCCTGCAAGTGCAATAACTTTATTGTTAGGGATGCCCCCGTATATCGAACCACTAAGTAATGCATTGAAAATATAAGATCCGGTATTGACAAACCCGGTAACATCAGATCCTTCTATCCCGTCTTTAACAATACTAGCATACTTATTACCACTTTCCTTGATCAAATCATTAAGCATTAATGCCTCCATAATATTTCTTAATTATACACTTCAAACTCTCAAGCGAGGCCTTCTTAGTAAGAAGTTCCTCGAAAGAAGATAGGTTACTATTTTTATCATTTATACTACTTGATAAATTAGTCTCAGTACTTTTCTTTTCTTTTTCTAAAAGATAATAGATTAATTGTAGTTGATCTATTGTAAAATCGCAAGTAATTTTTTTCATAATTATCATCCAAAAAATGTGTCGAGAGAAGCTCTTTTTTCGTATTCCCAACCGACAGCGTTAAGAATTGTAGTAAGCGGATCTATAAAACTCTTAGTAAACTGTTTATCATAATCTATATATTTAAGAAGTCCAAATTCCTTGGGTATTCCATTTGGAAAAGATAAGACATGGTCTTTTCCAAATGATCCCACCATGGGATTTGGCGTCTTTAGGTAAATAAATTTTATCTTATCACCCTCGACAATCTCTCGATACTTCCTCTTCAATTTAAGTTTACGCAAATAATGATTATAAATCAAAGCTCCCTTGACTGCAATAGGTGTTCCCTTTGTATAGATTTGAGAATTATCTTTATACTTCTTTATATTTGAGACCCCGCGAGGAAATGATACATCTTCTGGTTCTAAAGACATGAAAACATCCCTGAAAGAAGAAACTGATGAAATAAGATCTTCCTCATTTCCAGTCAATATAATACTTATCATCTCTTTCAATTTGTTACGAACTACTTGAGGAGTAGATGATCGAGAAGTCTCAATACCCATGATCTTCAACTTGGGTGTCTTGTATCGAATACCCTCCGAATCGTGAACACTTAGCATGTACCGCTTCTTTGCGGTCCAAACGCCAGTCTTTGCGATAACTTCTCTCTCCATCACCATCTTGTTATCGAACGCATTCATCAAACTAGACAGTTCTTCGTACTTTTTGTCAATGAAGGGTTCTATAATTTTTTCTGACGCTTTGGCAAGGAAATCTGTGATCTTCTCCACATCAGTTCCATCAGCCATAAAACGATCAACCAGATTACCAAGTCGGAGATATACAGAATCGGTATCAGATGCCACCACATAATCATAATCTATAGTCCCTACATGCTCATTTAAAAATTCATTGAGTTTGTTTGCTATCCAACGAATACTCAACTGTCCGGAAAGCGTAATTGCTTCGGCCATCTCTACATCATAATAACGAAACCACTCATTACCAATAGCACCATAAGCAGAATTCAATTGAATCTTACGAACTTGCTGGAAGTTATCATACTTGGCGATCTCGTTTTCTAGATTCACCTCTCCCGCTTGCTGTCTTTTTTGTGAGTCGATCATCTTCGTCTTGTACAACTTACGTTCTTTATACAACTTTTCCATTAGCGAGGGAAGAAAGCCCTGATAATCTTTGGTGTATCGTGTACCATTCGCTGCAAGAGAATACTTATTTTCCGAAGGAATTTTTCCGTTGAGAATTGTATCAGGAGAAACATCAATGTCCTTATCAAGGCCACTCTTTGTTTCTGGACTAATATTATATTGCATAATAAGGTGGGGATATAGACTGTTCAAGTCATAAGAAACAATCCAGTCATGCTTACCTGCAATCGGATCTTTAACATACGCACCTTCATACTTAGTATCTTTCTCGGAAAAGTTTTTCGGAGGTATGATAATGTTTTTCTCATAAAGATAATGAAATATGATTTGATCCCATGTTTTGACTTGAGAAAAAACATCCATAAAATTTACTTTAGCCGAATAGGATAAAGCAACAACCAGTTCCATCAGTTTCATCTTTTCGTCTAAGTTTTTAACAAGTTCTACATCCTTGACATTATACTCAATAAATTTCTGAAAGTCTTTTTTATAGAACTCAGCAATGCTATCGAATTCATCATACGAAAGTTTTTTCTCTCCCAATTCAACGAAAGCAATATGATCCAGACGATAAGATTCTTGATTTGTATATGTAAATGTCTGATACAACTCGTAGTAATCCAATACAGCGATACCAACCGGTTCATATACCTCATGCTCCCGATTCATTCTATGTACAGTTCGTTCTTTGACATAGGACCATGGAGACAGAGTTTTTGCCTTTTTAGTCCCCACTACCGCCTTTGATCGGTTGTAGAGATAAGGAATATCGAAGAAACGAATGTTCCAACCAGTAACTATGTCCGGTTTTAGTTCATTCCAAAAATCGTAAAATGTATTGAGTAAGTCTTTCTCTTGCTCAAAATCATAACATATACAATTCTCGTCCGGTATATTAAACTTACCCAATCCGAAAACATAATAAGTACCATCATGAAAAACAGTTATTGCAATAACTCTTTCTGACGGAGACTTATAATCAGGAAACCCAGACTCACATTCGGTTTCAATATCAATGTAAGCAACCTTCAATTTACTAAAATCATAGTCAACTTCACCCGGAAATTCTTCTGCAATAAAAGAATATACATGATCAAGATTTCCATGAATTTCAAAACCAGAAACCCCTCGATGCTGCTTAATGAATTCGTTAGTTTCTAATATCCCACCAACCTTAAACTTGTCTACAAATTTACCATTTAAAGTCTTCCACTCCGTTACATCAGGAGTATTTACGAAAAGAGTTGGCTGATATGGTATAGTTCCTTTAATAGACTTACCATTTTTAATTCCTCTATAAAGAATGTTATCTCCTCGAATTATAACATTAGTATAGAACTCAGAACCCATTATTTCTCCAGTTTTCATGATTATATTCTTCCTGTAAAAGCATTTGGGATTCTACCTTGTCATCTACCGGAGTATCACCTTTATCCTCGATATAGGCAGAAAGAAGAACCATATAGTTTATCACATCCACTATTGTATCACGAAAACTCTCATCTTCAACATGCATTTTACCTGAATTTAAAAAAGACGACAAACGACTCATCTTATCCGTAAGTCTGGTCATAAAGCCTTGTTCGGTTGTACATATTCCCATAGATTCCACTCGTGTAAAATTAGCAAAAGGTTCATTCCCTTCTTGACCCGCATAATCTCTGTTCTTAAGAGACATCAATTGCTGTGCCGCGTTACATATGTCGCTATGATATTTTAGTAATTCATCTCTGTTCATTTTAAATCTCCAATTTCTTTATAGTCGCTATTGTACATCATTCTGGCTAATTCTATTATGTTTACTTTAGGATTCCAACCAAGGACAGTTTTTGCCTTTGATGAATCCCCCAATAAGTAAGGAACTTCATGGGGTCGAAGAAATCGTGGATCAATTTCTAGATATTGTTCATAATCTCCCAAACCTGCATAGTCAAAAACTTCGGACAAAAAGTCTCGAACTCTTGTGGTAGTGCCGGTAGAGATCACATAATCATCAGGAGTTTCTTGATGTAACATCAACCACATTGCTTCTACATAATCTCCAGCGAATCCCCAATCTCTATAAGAATCTAAATTACCCAATGTAAGTTTATCTTGCAATCCTAGTTTTATTCTTGCGGCCGCCTGGGTTATTTTTCTGGTAACAAAAGTTTCTCCTCTTCTTGGAGATTCGTGATTGAAAAGTATACCGCACGAAGCATGCAAATTATAAGAGTGTCTATAGTTGCGAACTAGATTATGGGAAAACAGTTTTGCACATGCATACGGTGACGCAGGAGTCATTCTTGAGGATTCTGTATAACCAGTTTCTGGACATGGTGCATCACCATACATTTCAGAAGATGATGCTTGATAGAATTTACAATCAGGTTTAATCGAACGTATTGCCTCCAACATATGAAGAGTTCCAACACAAATACCGTTAATGGTATCTTCCGGAACATCAAAAGAAACTCTAACATGAGACTGAGCAGCTAAATTGTATAGTTCATCAGGTTGATATTTATTAAACAATCTCCAAGTAGAACTGGAATCGTTCAAATCATGATACTCTAATGTAAAATTATCATGATCATATATGTGATCGACTCTGCTTGTATTGATCAAACTAGTTCTTCGTTTTAACCCAACAACAGTATACCCTTTATCTAAAAGAAATTCGGCCAAATATGATCCATCTTGTCCGCAAACTCCACTAATCAATGCGGTTGTCATATTATACTCCAGTTGAACCAAATCCGCCTTTGCGGTTGGTCTTTTGTGTCTTGGGTGATGCTTCGGTGTAGGTGATAAATTGCACTCTGCGAGAAGGTTCAATAATTTCTACCTGTGCAACTCGATCACCATGCTTAATTTGAAAAGGGGTGCTGGTAGTGTTCCATAGAGGAATAAAAACTTCCTCACAATAGTCAGAGTCAATCACACCTTCTGCGTTGATGAGAGTCACACCATTCTTCCATGCAAGGCCTGATCGAGGATGGAGACGAGCAGAGAACCCGATGGGAATGTTCATTACCATACCAGTGGGGATCAACGCACGGCACTTTGGTCCAAGTTCAAATGTGCAGTTGGGTGTGTCATCTTGAAAGACAACATCAGGCGTGGTTGTATGTGCTTGGTTATAACAGTCAAACCACTTAATGTCACGAATCGTTGGTGCAACATCTTCGGGAGTGACTGGTCCACGCAAATGTGCGTGAATATCGTAACAGGCAGCCTCATGACTACCCAGTTTTAGTTCAAGTGTATTAGGATACAACTTATGAATCTTCATCGTTTCGGACATAGGTATAGAATCTCCACTAGGGTTTCATGTAATTATATACTAAAAATGTAAGTTGTCAATCAGAAAGATCTAGAAACTTCACCGACTGGATTCGGAAGTATCCCGCCGAATGTCGGAAAATCTATTCGAGGATCTGTTGATAATAATGATGGATCGAATCGAGAACCTCGTCCCAACTTACCCTTCAATAATGCTCCTCCGCCTGGTGCATTATTGAGTTGAAAATTCGTAGTGTCTATAAACGGACTTTCTGTTAGCGTGACACTATCGATAACACTCGCAAGGTTAGTTGTTTGTGCCGAAGTAACTGCACCGAAGGAGTTGGAAATTGCGATTAAACCAAAATTGACGGTATTACTATTCTGTGTGTTTTTTATACCGTCTGCTACACTATAGAGAATATTACCATAGAATATACTAGGGGTTGAAACGCGGCTTGCTACAGTTCCCTCGACCAGTTCTATTCCAATATCCATGTTAGTAACCGTATTGTTTGCTATTAACGAAGCACCAGGCGAGTTCCCAGTTATTCTTATGCCAACGTGACTTTGCGGTCCATCACTGTCTTCATTTATTACCAAGCATCCCACAACTTTATTAATTCTGAATCCCGACCCAATTTGAATC